TGGTTCGTCCTTTCGGGCCTTTCATAGTCAAATCTAAGTTACCTCAAGAGTTGATAGACGACTACAATGAGGGACTTGAAAAAATGATAAAGGACAAAGAGAAGGTAAAAGAACATGATTGGTCTCCGTATCTTGTAGGTAAAGTAAAACAAGAGCTAAGAGTACCAGACGATTTAAGACAAAAGTACGATGGTTATTTTGAAGCACTTGTAGATGCTTACGTAAAAAAAGTACATGAATCGGAAAAAGGTCTTCCTTTTAAATTAGGAACAGCATGGTACGTAAGACAATTCGCAGGTGAGTTTAATCCTCTACACATACACACATACTGCTCTCTCTCATCTGTAGGGTACTTAGGTTTACCAGAAGGAATAGAAAAAGAATTTGAGGAAGAAGGCAAATCAAGAAGAGCAGCAAGAGGACATATTGAGTTTGTATATGGCGTTCCTCAAGATTTCAACAGCCATACTTTAACAATACAGCCTCAAGTTGGAGATTTTTACATATTCCCCAGATACCTAATGCATACGGTGTATCCGTTTCAAACAAAAGGGGAAAGACGTTCTTTCAGTATGAACGTAAGCGTTAAAATGGAGGAAGGATAATGGCAACGCTAAGTCTAACGACACATTTTACTGTAGACATACCAGATGATGACTCGCACACCATCACTGGTGGAAGCACTACAGCTACAGACTCTATTACAATAACACACTATTTTGACAAGCGTTACGCAATTACTAACTCTACGCTTAAAGAGATATGGAACGATACAATGCTGGACGACTTTGATTTTCTTTGGATAGAGTCAGATCAGATTGTAGAGATACAACTTATGTGTAATGAAGGAGGCACAGTAGCAGGAAGCAATCTTGAAAACGCATGGGTTGTTAAACTGCAAGCTGGTATTCCTTTTTGTCTTGCTGACGATCTTAGCAGAAACAGAGGTGACGTTACTGGATCATTTAGTGAAGCTAATTATTTATCAGAGAACGATACATGGGAAACTAATTGGACAGCAGACACCATAGATAGAATAGAATGTTACAACTCATCTGGAAGTACCGCTAACGTGCGTGTATTTGCTGCAACATAGGAGGCTATAATGGCAATGAAACCCGACTACATAGATATAGATAACGATGGAAACAAAACAGAACCAATGAAAAAAGCTGCAAAGGGAATGGCTTACGGCGGTATGGCAAAGAAACCAAAAAAAATGATGGGTGGTGGAATGCTAAAACCTAAAAAGATGGGTCATGGAGGAATGGCTTATCGTGGTCGCATGTACGCATACGGTGGTAAGGTGTCTAAATACGGAAAAGACTAGTGACAAAAAAACGACAAAAAGCAATACCACGTACAAAGAAAAACTACCGCCCTACAAAAAAAGGGGCTGGTATGACAAAGGCAGGTATTGCAGCGCACCGTAGAGCAAATCCAGGTTCCAAGTTAAAAGGTGCTGTTACTGGTAAAGTCAAAGCTGGAAGTAAAGCAGCAAAACGTAGAAAAAGCTACTGTGCTAGGTCAGCAGGTCAATTAAAACGTAGTTCTGCTAAAACAAGGAATAATCCTAACTCTCGTATAAGACAAGCTAGAAGAAGGTGGAAGTGCTAATGGCTAAGTGTAATAATTGCGGATATGATGCTCATTGTGGCAACAAGCTAAGTAAAGATTTATCTGTAGCAAGATCTTTTAGAACTCATGCTGATTCTACAGCTAATCAAAAAGTAGAGGTATGCAAAAATTGCCGTTGTGATGACTGTGAGGAATAATGAATTATCTTACTCTTGTAAATAGCGTCCTGAATGAATTAAATGAAGTAGAGCTAACGTCTACCACATTTAGTACATCCAGAGGCGTACAGACTATGGTCAAGAATGTTGTAAACAAAGCTGTAAACGATATATACAATTCAGAGATAGAGTGGCCTTTCCTCATAGAAAATAAAACAGAAAGTGTTTCTGCTGGCACTCAAGAATACAGCTTACCCTCTGATTTTAGAAAAGTAGATTGGGATTCATTTATATTGCGTCCTAAAAATCTTGTGAAAAACGGAACATTTGATTCTAACATACTATATTGGACAGTAGTATCTGGATCACCATTTAAAGTAGAAACTACGAACTCAGGAGCTTCAGTAACAGGTGCATTACAATTATCCAGTGCTGAAGTAACGCAAACAATACAAACTATAATAAACAAAGAATATATAGTTCGTACACGTACTTTCTCTAATGATGTATCGTTAAAAGTAGGAACATCTTCAGGTGGAACGCAAGATCTAAGTGCTACGTTAAGTGTTACTAATGCTGGCGATGGGGAATGGCAAACAAACCGATTCACAGCTTCAGCTACTACAACGTACATTGGTTTAGCAGAAGGGAGCGGTAGTACATCAGAAATAGATACCATAGAAGTTGTAGAGAATGAACAGCCACATAAGTTGCAATACATATCTCACGATGAGTGGTTTGAAAGTTTTTCAGAAACGGATCTAGACCAGACTTCTGCAAACCAATTTTCTCTTCCAATGTATGTTTATGAAACAAACGATGATAAATATGGTCTGTCTCCTATACCCGACAGGGTACTAAGTGTGTCGTATCAGTACTACAAAACGCATAGCGATTTATCTGAACATACAGACATTCCAACATTGCCTGTTAGATTTCACGATATAATAGTAAACAGGGCTAAATACTACGCATATATGATGAGAGCTAACGTTGCAGGTACACAGTTAGCCGAAAAGGACTTTATGGAAGGCATAAAAAGAATGCGAGTAGAGCTTCTTAACAGAAAAAACTATATGTATCCAAGAGGTCTGAGAACTGCAGGAAGATTTATAAGAGTTAATACTTAATGGCGAAAGTACAAAACAGCAGAGGTAAATACTCACATTCTGCCACTAAACAGCCTAGAGATCCAGAGTTAGTAAAGCTCTGGAGAGCAAAACAGGAAAAGAAGAAGTAGTATGGCGCAAGTAACAGAACCAGAATATATCTCGCCTTACGTTGTTACTACGTCTGGTGGTTTGGTTCTTGACAGGGATGTTTACACAATGCCTGTTGGTGCTGCATCTACACTTCAGAACTTTGAACCATCTGTAAAGGGCGGTTACAGAAGAATAGACGGAACAACAAAGTATTCTGCTACTCAGGTAAACGGATCTAACACGGTAAGCGGTGTCGCAGTATTTAACAGTGGTGTTGTAGCCATATCAGGCACAGCAGTTAAGTTCAGCACAGGAAGCACTTGGTCTTCTGTTGCAACACAATCAAGCACTCCTGTACGACCTAGATTTGAAAAGTACAACTTTGCAGGAACAGACACAATCGTATGGGTAGACGGTGCTAACACTCCAACAAAGTGGACAGGAACAGGTACAGGAACAGCGTTAAGCGGTACAGGCGCACCAGCAAACGCAACAGCAGTAGCAGCTTTTAAAAATCATTTATTCTATGCAGGAGCATCTGCTGCAAAACAACAAATACAATTTACTGTTCCATTTGATGATACAGATTATACAGGCACTGGCTCTGGCAATGTCAAGGTGGATACGGAGGTTGTTGCTCTAAAGTCTTTTCGTGAATCTTTAATCATATTCGGTAAAGACAGAATATACAAACTTACTGGAAGCTCAAGCTCAGATTTCGCTGTTGCACCAGTGTCAAGAAACATAGGGTGCAGTGATGGAAACAGCGTACAGGAAATAGGCGGTGACTTAATCTTTCTTGCTCCTGATGGTCTAAGAACTGTAGCTGGTACTGCAAGAATTGGTGACGTAGAATTAGGAACAGTATCAAAACAGATACAGGAACGTATTAACTCTATAGGGTTCGATAATATCTGCTCTACAGTAATAAGACAAAAAAGCCAGTACAGGTTATTTTATCCTACTACTGGTGGAGTAGAAGCAGGGTCATACGGTATTATAGGCGTTATAAAATCTAACCCACAAGGACAGATAGGTTGGGAATACTCAGACTTAAAAGGAATAAAAGCTGCATCTTGTGATTCAGATTTTGTAGGAGCTAATGAGACTGTAGTGCATGGAGGTTTTGACGGTTTTGTGTACCAGCAGGAATCAGGTAACGACTTTGCAGGTACAAACATAAAAGCAGTATACAGATCTCCAGATCTTACAATGGGTGATGCAGGTATAAGAAAAAACATGCAACGTATCAATCTTAACTTTGATACAGAGGGAACAGTAGACGCATCTTTATTTGTTAAATTTGATTTTGAGGATGCAAGTGTTCCGCAACCTGCAGCGTACACGCTTTCAACACAAAGCACTGCAGCAGTATATGGGACAGGAACTTACGGTACTTCAGTGTATGGCGCAACAGGAATACCTATAGTAAGACAAAGTATAGAAGGAAGCGGATTTACAGTGGTTATAAGGGTTGAGGACGAGTCAGGCAATCCTCCTATAACATTGAAAGGATTTGAACTAGAATTTACTCCAGGAGCTAGAATGTAATGGCAGGATACGCATCAAGACAAAGTTCGTACACAACTGGTGATACAATAGATGCTTCAGACTCCAATGATGAGTTTGACGCTATTGTAACAGCTTTTGGTACGAGTGGACACACGCACGATGGAACAGCAGGTAACGGTGGAGCATTATCCAAGTTAACTGGAAGCAACTCCATAACAATAGGTGCAGCAACAGCAGGTACAGATATAACAGTAACATTTGACGGTGAAACAAATGACGGCGTTTTCCTATGGATGGAAGACGAAGACATGTTCAAATATTCTGACGATATTATGATTGTTGATAATGAAACACTTATATTCGGATCAGACTCAGATTGGACAATAAAATATGACGAAAGCGGAGATGACGATCTTGTATTAACAGGGTCTGACATATCTGTAGAGAGTTCGACATCTGCTAAACCTGTTATGACATTATTTAACAGCAATGCAGATTCAAGCGGAGCTACGTTTAAATTTAAGAAAGACGGAACAAGTGCAGCTACAAGCGATGTTATAGGAAATATAGACTTTCTCAGTGAAGACGCTGGTGCAGCAGCAACAACATATGGACGAATACAATCTACCATAGTTGATGTTACTGCTGGCGGTGAACAAGGAGGAATAGATTTTTATGTTGCAGAAAATGATGGAACGCTTACTAAGGGTATGTCGATTCAGGGTGCGAGTAGTGATGGAGATATTACTGTTGATATCAGTACTCACGATGGTACTGCTGGTGGTCTTAAACTAGGTGGAACACTTGTAACAGCAACAGCTTCAGAGCTAAATGCCTTAGATGGTTTTACAGGAACAGTCAGTTCTGTATCTCTTAGCGGAAGCACAGACAACACAATAGCTACAGTTACAGGTGCAAATGCATTAGCTGGCGAGGATC